ATTTCAATGCGAGGTCAGGGAAGACCAAGCGGATTTCTTCGGTGGTCTAGCGGTAGGGTCTATCGTACAAGCGGGTGAGTATTTTAAACTGAACTGTCCTTTGGACGGTCAATATAAGGTAGGTAAAACGTGGCAACAGACACATTAAATGAAGAAGAAGATATATATGATGAGTATATGATAGATGAACACTGTAAGGAAGCAGAAGAAACAGAGCGTTTGATTATGAATGGTGCAGTTTTAAAAGAAAATAAACGTAGATGGTTTTTAAGCCACCCTGACTGGGGCGATTACCACGGTTTTTGGGAAAGTAAAAAAGAAGCAACAGATGAAAAATGGAGGCTTGAAGGCGAACACATTACGGTCTATGCAAATGACCCTATTCAGGTGGAGGAATTTTAATGAAGACAACAGACACACTAAGAACCTGTAGAAGATGTGGCTTAGAAGCTAATACAGAGGAAGAGCTAGAGTTGTTTCATAAACAGAAAACTAATAATGGTATATTAGTTCCCTATGGACGAGAAAACTATTGTAAGAATTGTCGTAATGAATATAACAGAAAATATAGAAAAGAAAATAAACTTAAAAGCCTAGAATGGGGTACGATATCTAGATGTAAAAACATATATGGTATAACTTTAGATGAGTATTATAAAAGGATGTCTACTTCAGATTGTTGTGGGATATGTGGCAGTAAGGAACAACTAGGTTATGACCACTGTCACGACACTTTAAAATTTAGAGGTGTGTTGTGTAAAAACTGTAACAGGTCTATAGGTCAGCTAGGTGATACAGCAGAATCAATAGGGAAAGTTTTATTTTATTTAAACAAAGTGGAGCAAAGAGTATGAAGACAGAAACATTAGTAAGCGACATATATCATATGATTGACACCAAGGAAATTCCTGAAGGTGTAGATGTCGAAGAAGCAATAGAAACCTTTGGTGAAAATTGCAAACAGATGATGCGCGACAACATCACAGAGAGTAAGTTTGATAGACGTAAACTTCGTATGTCTAACATAGGTAAGAAGGATAGACAACTGTGGTATTCCTACAACGGGCACAAGGGCGAGGAGCTTATGCCTCACACCCGTATCAAGTTTCTCTATGGTCATTTGATTGAAGAGATGGTACTGGCTCTAGCTAAACTATCAGGACACAAGGTTACTGATACACAGAAGAGAGCAGAGGTAGAAGGCATTAAAGGTTCTATGGACTGTAAGATAGATGGCATAGTGACTGATGTTAAGTCATCATCACCTTATGGGTTCAAGAAATTTAAGGATGGTTCTCTTATTAATGATGATCCATTTGGATACGTAGACCAAATCAAAGGCTATGCTTATTCAGAGGGTGCGACAGAGATGGGCTGGTTAGTTATGGATAAGACCAACGGACATCTGACATACCTGAAGTATGATATGAAGGATGAGTCTCAGTGGTACTGGACTAAGCTAAACTTCTTCTCGATAGTAGAAAGGATTAAGGCTATCAAGAATGTAGTCAAGTCAGTCGAGCCACCCAAGAGATGTTATGAGCTAGTCCCTGATGGTAAGTCGGGCAATATGAAGTTAGGTGTAGGATGTAGCTATTGTGCCTATAAGCACGAGTGTTGGGGTAAAGACCTCAGAACATTTATCTATGCTAATGGACCACGCTATTTGGTTAAGACCGTAAATACTCCTAACGTTATAGAGGTGGACAAAGATGGCAATAAAGTTTCGGTCTAAGTTAGAGAAGGAATGTTATCTAGAACTAGGTAAGGAATGGAAGTATGAGCCCTGTAGGTTAGCCTATACGATACGAAAGAACTACACCCCTGACTTTGTTAAGGGTAAGTTTTATATCGAGGTTAAAGGGTTCTTCAGGAGTGGGGACAGACAGAAGTATAGAGCCATTGATGAACAACTAAAGTTTGAGGGTAAGGAACTAATATTCTTAATGCCCCGCCCTGATTCCAAAGTAGCTAAGGGTAACAAGATTACTTACACTCAGTGGTGTGCTAAGTATGACATTAAAATATTTTCCACTAAACAAATAAAGGAACTAAAAAAATGGACAAAGAATTAGAAGTTTCCTATCGAGGTGTCTTAGATACATCTAATTTAGACAAACCTATAGAACAAGAGGAAGAACTAGGTGTCTTAGATACACCTGATTTGGATAAGCCAAGTTTCTCCTCGATAGTAGAAAGGATTAAGGCTATCAAACTTATAAAACAGGAGGAGGGGAGTGATGGCTCTGACCCTGAATGAATTAAAAGAACGTATAGTTCAAGAGAACATAGACCCTTGTACTCTGTGTGAGATATTAGATATTGAAACAAAAGATATTTTACACGAGTTCGAGGATAAATTAATTTCAAAAAGAGAGGAGTTTGCAGATGTTGATGATATCAATTGAGAACTTCATACTATTAATGTCAGCTATATTAATAATGGGCGCGTTGATATTATGGAGACACGGTGCTAAGTGCTACGACAGAGGAATAACAGATGCTATTCTTATGCACAGAAATGGAAGATTAAAATATAATACTTACTTAGATGATAAGGGTAAGAAGATGGTCAACATTGAAATAGAAGCCGTGGATGAAGACTAAGCCACATATAATAAAGAACAAACTACAGTATGCCCTGAGACACAGAAGGCTGTGGCATACTAAAGTAATGACTGACAGAAAGAAAGAACAAAAAAAGAGAGGAGACCCTATTGAAGACACTACCGAATGATTATCAAAATTTTATAGCACTCAGCAGATATGCTAGGTGGTTACCCGAAGAAAACAGACGAGAGACTTGGGAAGAGACTGTCGCTCGTTACTTCGATTTTATGGAGGAACACCTGAAAGAAAATACCAATCAGGAATTAGTTCCTAAGACTAGGAAGATGCTGGAAGAAGCGGTACTGAACCTTGAGGTTATGCCTAGTATGAGGGCGCTGATGACAGCAGGTCCAGCACTAGAGAAGAATCATATAGCTGGTTACAACTGTGCCTACCTGAGTGTAGACCACCCGAAGGCATTCGATGAGTGCTTATACATTCTTATGCACGGGACAGGAGTGGGATTCAGTGTGGAACGACAATTCATCAACAAACTTCCTGAGATACCTGAGCAGGTAGTAGAGGTTGACGATACTATTGTGGTACAGGATAGCAAGGAAGGCTGGCAGTCATCATTCAGAAAACTAATCAGTTATTTATTTGATGGTGAGATACCTAATTGGGACACATCTAAAATAAGAGCCAAGGGTTCTAGACTCAACACGTTTGGTGGTAGAGCCAGTGGTCCTGAGCCACTACTTGATTTGTTTCACTTCTCTACTAACATCTTTCGTAATGCTGCGGGTAGGAAACTAAATTCATATGAATGTCACAGACTGATGTGTAAGATAGCAGAGGTTGTAGTAGTTGGTGGTGTCCGTAGGTCAGCACTTATCAGTCTATCTAATCTAACTGATGACAGGATGCGTAATGCTAAGACTGGTCAGTGGTGGATAGACACTCCAGAAATGGCACTGAGTAATAACTCTGTCTGCTATACAGAGAAACCTGATATGGGTATCTTTATGAAGGAATGGATAGCACTCTATGATTCTAAATCAGGTGAGCGTGGCATCTTCAATAGAGAAGCCGCAATAAAACAGGTGGCTAAGAGTGGCAGAAGAGATACTGAACACGCGTTTGGATGTAACCCCTGCTCAGAGATTATACTCAGGGATGGACAGTTCTGTAATCTGACGGAGGTGGTGATCAGAGCAGAAGATACACAGAAGGACATCAAAAGAAAGGTCAGACTCGCTACTATTTTAGGTACGTTTCAAGCATCTTTGACTAACCTCAGAAGATTAAGGAAGAAATGGACAGTAAATACAGAAGAAGAGGCTTTGCTCGGAGTGTCATTAACTGGTATAATGGATAATGCTTTTATGAACGGAAATAATAAAGGTGTGGCTGTGTGCGAATGGAACAGTGGCAAACTAAGTCTTCCAGATTTTCTGTTATCCTTAAAGAGAGAAGCAATAAAGACTAATAAGGAATGGGCTGGTTTATTAGGAATCAATCCTTCTACATCTATTACCGCTATAAAACCTAGTGGTACTGTCAGTCAACTGGTGGACTCAGCGTCAGGTATTCATCCGAGACACAATGATTACTACTTGCGTAGGGTTAGGGCGGACATTAAAGACCCTATCGCACAACTGATGAAGGACGAAGGTGTGCCTTGCGAGCCTGATGTTATGAAACCAGATAGCGTTAGTGTGTTTACATTTCCTATGAAAGCACCTAAGAATGCAGTATTGAGAGATGATAAGACAGCTATAGAACAGTTAGAACTATGGCTCATCTATCAGACATA